CATCAGTAGCCACATCCTCTCCTATGTGGGGCAAGCCGTCAATGTCATCAAGCATATCAGAAACAATCTCTCTCTTTGCACGTGTTGCAGTAGGATTATCTATTCTGTAGAGCTCTCTCAGTTCAAGTATGGTTAGGTCTCTTTCGTACTTCTTGTGACCTTTCTCTAGTGTATCATGCAAGTCTCGTAGTTCGTCTGGAAACATAGACCTACTTATCTTGTCTTTGTTAGCGTTGTAAAAATCCTTTTTTAACAGTAGCTTAATTATTTGTTGTTCAATACTAATTTTTCTAT